ATGCAAAATGAACAAGCTATGCTTATGGCTCAAAAAGGTTTTCAATCACAAGAAAAAATAGCAGCTATTGAATTGGAGGGTACTTATGCAGAAACATTCGCACAAGAAAGACAAGCGCTTTATGAACACGATGCTAAATTGGTACACGATGCAGCACCCTGGGTTAGAACTCTTAATGCAAGTGTCCGCCCTATTGTTGCTTTCACTTTTGTAGCACTACTTTTATTTGTAGATATTGGTGGTTTTATTTGGGCAGTTAAAACTGCAGGGTTTAGCCGCGAGTCTATGGATGTTATATTCTCTAGTGATGAAATGGCTATTGTAGGTTCTATTATTGGTTTCTACTTTGGCGCTAGGACTTGGGAAAAGAAATAAGTGAATGTATCAAAAGCTGGCATCGCTCTTATCAAACATCACGAGGGTGTGCGTAGTCGTCCCTATCGTTGCCCTGCAAACTTGTGGACTGTTGGTGTGGGTCACCTTATTGGGGATGGCAAATTGTTGCCTGATTCTTATAACAGAACTTTTTCACAGGAAGAAATAGATGGAATTCTTAAATCAGACCTACGTCGCTTCGAGCTGGGAGTACATAAGATGCTACCTAACGTGTCTTTACGACAACATGAGTTTGACGCTATTGTCAGTTTTTGCTTTAATTTGGGTCTTGGATGCTTTCAAAGATCATCACTCCGTCAAGCGCTTCTTCGCGGTGATAAAAAGGCGGCTATGGAATCGTTAGTTAAATATTGTCGTGCAGGTGGTAAAATACTCAGAGGTCTACAAATTCGTAGATTAGATGAAAAAGCTCTTTTTGAAGGTAAATAATGCCATTAAGTAAACTAGTATTTAAACCCGGTGTTAACCGAGACCAAACTAACTACGCTTCAGAAGGTGGTTGGTATGATACTCAGCTTGTCCGCTTTAGATCAGGTTATCCTGAAAAGTTTGGTGGATGGACTGTAGCTAACTTAAATGCTTATACGGATTCTGCGCGATCTATATTTTCGTGGTCTACAACTGATGGATCTAGCTTACTAGGTATAGGCACTAACTCAAGAGTTTTTGTAGGAGCAGGCACTACACTATATGATATAACTCCTGTTTTTGCTACCTACACAACTTCTACAACGCCAGATACTGATAATTGTATTGGTACTACAAACGGATCTAAAACTGTTACTGTAACTCTTACAGCGCATGGATTAACCTCACTTACTTACGTAACATTTAGTGGTATTACGGGACCTACGATTGGTGGCATCCCAATAGCTGAAATGAATACAACCGTGCAAATTACAGTTATTAATGCTAATACATTTACTTTTGAAGCAACAACTACTGCAACATCTACAACTACAGGACAAGGTGGTACTGCTATTACTGCTGTGTGTTATATGCCAGCAGGGTTTCCTATTAATACAGCAGGTTTTGGTTGGGGTACAAGTACTTGGGGTCGAAGTACTTGGGGTTCTGGCTCTACAACTCCAATATTTCAACCTGCTAGACTTATTTATATGGATAAGTTTAATAATGATTTAATATTTAATACTCAATACGATACTGTATCAGGTGCAGGGGGTTACATATATTATTGGACATATAATGCCGCATTTAGTAATGATGGTGTTTTATTAAATTCCATATCAGGAGCAGTAGCAGTACCACAAAAAGTAACTAAGATTATGTTTACACCGCAAGGTTTCTTGCTTGCATTGGGGTGTACTAATTATGATGCAACTGCAGCTGCACCTAACTACCTAGGAACTTATGATCCGCTTCTTATTCGTTGGTCTAATGTTGATCCTGATATTGGACCTGAACCTGAAAATTGGCAACCTACTGTAACTAACACGGCAGGGTTCTTACGGCTTCAATCAGGTTCTAGAATCGTTACTGCAATTAATACTCGACAAGAAACACTTGTGTTTACTAACCTTTCTTTAACATCATTACAATTTTTAGGTACAGCTGAAGTATTTGCAATACAAGAGTTATCTCATAATATATCTATTATTGGTCCCAATGCTCTTGTAGGTTCTAACAATATTACTTATTGGATGGGGCGTGATCGGTTCTATACTTATTCTGGTCGTGTTGATACTTTACCTTGTACTATTAGGCAATACATATTTACTGACCTTAACTATGATCAAAGTTCACTTATTTTTGCAGGGGTTAACAATAAGTTTACAGAAATTATTTGGTTCTATGCTTCAGCTGACTCTAATGAAATTGATCGTTATGTTGTATTTAATTATCTTGAAAATATTTGGTATTATGGACAACTAGAAAGAACCGCATGGATTGATTCTGGTGTCTTTAATAACCCTGTAGGATTATCTGATGGTTGGGTATACCAACATGAAAGTGGTACTGACGATGGTCAACCACTAGGAGCGCCTCCTCTTCCTATCACTGCTTATATTCAGTCTGCTGATATTGATATTGAGGATGGCGATAAATTTATGTTAATACGTCGTGTTATACCAGATATTAATTTTATAGGTTCTGAGACCACTAATCCTGTTACAGGTGCTACAATTATTCCTGAAGCAGATATTACTGTGGGGGTACGTAACTTCCCTGGTGCCGCATCATCAATTACCAACGCAGAAGGACAAACTACAGATGCTACAGTCGTAACTGCTACAGCTACAGTTGACCAATATACAAACCAAGTATTTATTAGGGCTCGAGGCCGACAAATGAACTTTAAGATTGCGTCTGACACAGTAGGTACACAATGGCAACTAGGTTTACCAAGAGTTGATGCACGACCAGATGGAACGAGGTCATAATGTCTAATGTTCGTAGACCAAAAGCGCCTAACTTACCTATACCTACGATAGCGTATAGTCAGACGTACACAGAATCTTTTAGTAATGCATTACGTTTATATTTTAATACTGTGGATTCGGTTTTTAATGACTTATTAACCCCAACTGCAGGCACTACAGCCGCTCGTCCAACCGTTGGTTTACAAATAGGACAACAATATTTTGATACAACAATTAATAGACCCATTTGGTGGAACGGAACTAATTGGATAAATGCTGCAGGAACTGTGGTTTAACGTTGTATCGGCACTTTATTAATGATATTATTACACTAATTCTTAAGGACTTTTTATGGCACTTCATTCTACAGCACAAGGTTTAGCAACTCTAGGTCGACATGGTGACTCTGTATTGGTTCATATGCAACCGCAAGAAGTTGCCGGCTTACAGGCTCTAGCTAAATCTCAAGGTACTTCCCTTACTGTTAACCCTAATACAGGTATGCCAGAAGCGTTTAATCTAGGTAACTTTTTTACTAGTTTATTACCTACTCTTGCAGGCTTTATGGTTGGTGGTCCTGCAGGTGCTGCTATGGGACTTGAAAGCACAGCGGCAACATTAGCTCCTATTGCAGCTGGCGTGGCTACTGGTGCAGCAGTTGCTGGTGCTAAAGGTGAAGATGTGCTAAGTGGCGCTTTAATGGGAGGCCTTGGCGGATATGGTGGTGGAAATTTAGGTAGTGCGTTTGGTACAATGGGTGGCGCTGGAGTTGCTACACCGGCAATATCTAGTGGACAAGGTATTAACTTAACTGCTAATAATCTTACCGCACCTGCAATATCAAACCCTAATATGATTGGTCAAGCATTAGATAAAAGTGTAAATAACCTATCAAGTACACTAACTAATCCTTTAGGTACAGGTACAGGCGCCGCAAATATTGATCTCACTAAATTATATAGTCCAAGTTCATCACCAGATTTACTTTCTGGACTTAATAAAGTACCTGGTCAAGCCGGGCTTCCTATCTCGTCAAATGCTTTAGATTTAGCTCGTCCTCCGTCAGGATTTGATAGTATGCTATCAGGTGCAGGTAAATTTGCTTCTGACCCAATAGGCCAATATGATGCATTTAAAGCAGCAGGTGGATCTGGATATCAATTAGGTGCTCCATTAGCTATGGCAGGGTTATCTGCTATGCAACCAGAACCATATGACTTTGCTGCAGATGAAGCTAAACGTAAAGCCGAAGAAAATAAATACAGAGACCCTATAACAGGCAAACTTAACCTAAGTGCATCTTCAGGACTTAATCTTACAGGGTTTGCGATGGGTGGCCAAGTTGATCTGAATCCTTCTGTAGGAGGTGGAATATCTGATTTGTATAATCGTCCAGAAGGTGCTACAACCCAATCAATTTCTAGTGATGGATATGGTATGGGTAGATTAGATAGACTATCACAAGAAGGTTCACTCGCTAAAGCAGCTGATATGTTCTACGCTGCAGGCGGCCCAGTAAGTTTTGCAGATGGTGGTGATACAGGCATGAACTTAGATGAACTTCCATCACTTAATGTGAATACTGGAAAGTCAGCAGCTTATAATAATCCAAGCAAACAATATACTCAAAGAGTTCCTATATTGGGTCCAGGAGGCCTTAGATATGAAACAACGTCTTCTATAAGAACCCCCGTTTTAAATTCAGGAAAACTTTCTTTTGAAATGAGACCGGTTCAAGCTCCTCCTCCTAATTCATTAGCACAAAGAATTGCTAATCGTCAGCAACAAACTATGGCTAAAGGCGGTTATTTAAATGGTGCTGGTGATGGTATGTCTGACTCAATACCTGCTACAATAGAAGGAAAACAACCAGCTCGTTTAGCTGACGGAGAATTTGTAGTGCCAGCAGATGTAGTAAGTCATCTAGGTAACGGCTCTTCTAAAGCTGGATCGAAAAGATTATATGCTATGTTAGACAAAGTAAGACACGCACGTACAGGAAATAAAAAACAAGGTAAACAAATTAAACCTGAAAAATACATGCCCGCATGAAACAATTACAAATAGTAAGCCCTAATTATATTCATCAAATTTGGGACCAAATAGAAACTTTTTTTGATAGAGCAATGTTAGCTGGAACAGACGATTATAATGTCGACCAGTTGAAAATGTTACTTACTGAGGGTAGACAAACCTTATTTGTATTTGTAGAAGACGAAAAGATTATTGGCGCTTTAGCTGTAGAAATGATTAATTACCCAAACTCTCGCGTAGCATATACTTCAGCTATTGGGGGCAAGGCGTTATTTGATGAAAACACCATTAAGCAATATGAGGACTGGGCTAAGTCTCAAGGTGCAACTAAAATTAGAGCTTGGGCAAAAGATGCTCAGGCAAGACTTTATAAAATGAAAATGGGTTTCGATATATCGACGCATATCGTGGAGAAAAATATATGATTAATTTGTTCAACTGGGTAGACAAACTTGTAGGCTACTTCACTTTTAATTTTGGTGGCGGTGGTGGTGGAGGCACACAAACTTCTACAGGTACTACTTATACATCTAATATACCTGAGTATGCTAAGCCTTTCTTTGAAGAGGCAATGAAACAATCTGCTAAAGAAGTATTTACTACTGATCCTTCAGGTAACGTTACTGGTATTAAACCTGTTGCACCTTATACAGGCGAAAGAATTGTAGGGTTTACTCCAGAACAAGCGGCAATACAACAACAATTTGCGGGACTTCAAACTCCAGGACAATTTGCTCAAGCAGGTCAAGGATTAGGCGCATCGCAAGCTGCGGGTCTAATTACTTCTCAAGCGGGTTTGAATAAAGCATTAGGTTATAATCCTTCTGTTGTTTCGTCACAAAATACAGCAGCGCCAAATTTAATGAATTACCAAATGAGTGGAACTGGTAATATTATTGTTCCAACGTTACAACAATACGCAATGCAAGGTGCAACCACTGCAGGTGCAGGTGATATTAATGTTCCATCGTTACAACAATATGGAATGGACGCAGCTCAACTAGCTTATAATCCTAATCTTACTCAATATCAAATGGGCCCAGCACAAAATGTAGCCGCTTCAAATATAGCGACACAAAATTTTGGTCAAAGTGCTGCAAATACTTACATGAGCCCCTATATACAGGCAGCTATTAATCCAGCGTTACGTGAAGCCCGTTTACAAGGTGACTTACAAAAACAAGCAGGGATGACAGGGGCTATTGGTCGAGGTACTTTTGGTGGCGCACGTCAAGCCTTATTACAAGCAGAACAAGAGCGCGGCACTCAACGTACTATGTCAGATATTCAAGCTACAGGTATGGAAAAAGCATATCAAAATGCTCAAGCACAGTTCCAAGCAGATCAAGCGCGTCAATTACAAGCGCAACAAGCTAACCAACAATATGGTCTACAAGCTCAATTAGCTAACCAACAGGCAGGCTTAACTACAGGCCAACAAAACTTAGCCGCAAAACTTGGCGTACAGCAATTAGGTACTCAATCTAGTTTACAAGCTCAATTAGCTAACCTAACAAATGCACAACAAGCTAATGTTCAAAACTTAGCATCTAAACTACAAACCCAAGGTTTAAGTGCAGATCAAGCGCTGAAAGCGGCATTAGCTAACCAACAAACACGACAACAAACTGCACTAGCTAATCTTACTAACGAACAACAAGCTAACGTTCAAAACTTAGCGGCTAAACTACAAACTCAGGGTTTAAATGCAGATCAAGCACTGAAAGCGGCATTAGCTAACCAACAAACACAACAAACAACACAACAACAAAACTTAGCTGCTTTACTTGGTGTACAACAGTTAGGTGCTGGTCAATCATTAGAAGCTCAAAAAGCAAATCAAGCTGCGGCCCTACAAGCAGCTCAACTTACACAACAAGGCCAACAATATGCTGCTGGCTTAGGTAAAGATGTAGGTTTAGCTGGACTCGCTACTGCACTTGAAGGATCTAAAGCGCTTGGTACTCTTGGTGCTGCTGAACAACAAGCTAATTTACAAAGACTTCAAGCACAAGCTACAACAGCTAAAGAAAAACAAGCTCTTCAACAACAAATTAATGATCTTGAATATCAAAAATTCATGGAACAACAAAACAGAGCTAAACAACAACTTGAATTTTACAATGCAATGCTTCGTGGTACACCTGGTTTGGCTTCGACTCAAATTCAATATGCGCCTCAACCTTCGGCTATATCACAACTTGGTGGACTTGGTTTGGGTGCGTTAGGTCTTTCTAAAGCTTTCGGATAAGGATAAATTATGAACATTATTAAAATTCAAGATCAATTAAAAAATGCACCAGATGATGCATTAGTTGGTTATGTTCAAAACCCTACAGGCCATGTACCAACCTATTTAGCGTTAAGTGAATTACAACGCAGAAAAGAAATGCGTAATAGTTATCAAGCTAACAAGCCTGAAGAAAAAACTGTAGCTGAAGATTTAGTTCAAGAAGCTCAACCTCAACCACAACCTCAAATGGCGGGTGTAGGTGCTTTACCTGCAGGACAACCTATGATGCAAGCAATGGCTCCTCCGCCTGAAATGCCTGTACAACAAATGGCTCAAGGTGGTTTAGCTGAACTAGATGTAGGTGATATGTTTAATGAACAAAGCTACGCTGATGGTGGTATTGTAGCATTCGGTGATGGTGGCGATGTACCAGGTTATGCTGGTCCTGATGGTTCTTATGTTAACCCAGAATTATATGGTAGACCAACTGATCAATCATTTTTAGACAAACTTAGATTTGGTTTTTCAAGTCCAAGTGAAATAAGAAAAGCTAATATGGGCGAAGGCATGCCACAAAACCCATTTATGGGGTATATGCCAGATGCTAATAGAGACCCAATGACTATTCAAGCTCAAATAGGTGAACTCTATAGACAATTAAATATTCCTGGTGTAGATAAAACTGCAATATATCAACAAATTAATGAGTTAGAAGGACGTAATAGACGCCCATATGACATGGGTGGATACCAACTAACTAAAGAAGATTTAGCTCCGCCTCCGCCACCTAAACCACAAAATCAAGACAAAGGAAAAGGTGGTCCTAACCCATTTGATGCTATGATGTCTAAAGAAAAATCTTTAAAAGAACTAAGTGATGAATATATGGGTCTTCTTGGTGAAGATAAAGGAGCTAAAAGATTATCTGAAAGATTAGCTAAGATGGATGAAAAAGCTGCTAAACAAGAAGAACAAGCGCCGTGGTTAGCGTTAGCTAAAGCTGGTTTTGAAATGGCTAATACTCGTGCAGAATATGGTAAAGCTGCTGAAACTCCGTTTGCTTCTCTTGCTCGAGGTGCTGGTGCGGGTATTAAAGATTATGCTGAGTCTAAAGAAGCACTTAATAAACTTGAAGAAAAACGTTTCCTCCTTGATAATGAATTATCTAAACAATCTCGTGCGGAACAAGTTGCAGCTCTCAATTATGGTAAAGATAGTAAGCAACACACAGAACAAATTAATAAAACAATTCAGTTAGCTAAGATGAAAGATAATACTGAAAGAGAACTTGCCAACTTAGAAAATAATACTAAACTTATTACTGCTATGCAAAAAGGCGCTTGGGATAAAAAAGATTATTTCAAAGCTTATAATGAAGTCGCAGATAGTGATGCATTCAAACAAGCTGAAAAAGCTTACGTAAATGATAAAGGCTCTTGGGTAGTAGGTAGTCCACAATATAATCAGTGGAAAGATCTTACAATTAAACAACTTATTAGACAATCAGAATCGCCATCTGGTACTACTGCAGATGCATGGACAAACTTCAAAAAATCTAACTAATGGCTACATACAGTATTCAAGGACCAGATGGTAAAACCTACACCATAGATGGACCAGATGGCGCTTCAAAAGAAGAAGTTGTCGCAGCCATACAACGTAAATCTATAGAAGCTTCTACACCTCGTGATTACACATTAGGTGAAATTGTAGGTAAAGGTTTTACTCGCGGTGCTAAACAAATCGGTTCTGCAATAGGCGATGTATTACCTGCTATGGGGGCTAGTGCGCTTGGTTTTGATGAATATGCCAAACGTCAAATGGCAGAAGCTGCGGCTACTCAAGAAGAAATTGCTCGTAAATACGCTCCCCAATATGGATCTACCAAAGACATACAGGGTGTAGGTGATGCTCTTAAATATGCATTAGAAGCTGTTTCAGAACAAGGTCCTAACATTGCTACATCCCTTATTCCTGGTGTTGCTGGTGCTGGTGTAGCGGGTGCTTTAGCTAGACGTGGTGTTGTTGGCGCTGCTGAAACAGCTGCTAAAGAAGTAGGGGAAGCTGCATTAACTGCAGGAGCTAAGCAAGCTTTATTAAAAGAATCTGCTGCTGATATTGCTAAAAAGCAAGCTATGGGTATGAATCTTGGTGTTTATCTTGGTTCATTCTCTCAAAACACTCCTGAAGTATTCCAAAATATTTATAACCAAACTGGTGAATTAGCTCCCGGTGCGGCGCTCCTTGCAGGCTCAGTAAGTTCTGCGCTTGATTCTGCTCTACCTGCTTTTATACTTAAAAAGATTACTGGTCCTGCTAAGGTTGGACTAATAGAAAAAATACTTGAAGACTCAGGTATGCAAAAAGGTATTATCCGTAAGGCTGTATCAGCGCTTCCTGAAGCTGCGGCTATGGAAGGATTAACTGAAGGTACTCAAGAAGCCATCAGTATGGCAGCAGAACAATTCATATCTCAGAATAAAGACGTATTTAACTCAGAGGGTTGGAATCGTATTATTGAGAGTGCGATTAAAGGTGCGGTTGTAGGCGGAGTATTTGGTGGTGCATCAGGTGCTATTGAAGGAGCTAAAGAGAAATTCACTAAGCCTATTATGCCTAGTACCCAAGAGCCGACACCTGGTACTGAACCTACTCCAACTGATTTACCTCCTATTACCCCGTTATCGCCTAGTGATGTCACTATTAACAAAGCCCTCTTCGTTGACGAAGATCTCATAAATACACTTGGTTTACCTAAAAACGCTGGTATAGTTAAACGTATTAAAGACCTCGAAATTAACGAAGATAATGCCACAGTTATTAAAGCTGAACTTAGTAAGTATCAAGGTGATGACGTAGTAAAAGAAAATATAAACAAATTATTTGATAGACCAGAATTTCAAGGAGTTCAAATTGGACAACAACCTAGAGGAACTACTGCCACAGGACTTGGAGATGATATTTCAGTATCTAATGGATCCACTAAGAAGGCCCCTGCCGGTAAGGTTGCAGACGTTGACGGAGCTGGAGTTACTGGGGCTGGAATTGATGCTACAGAACTTAATGCAAGAGTTGAGGGAAGCGAAGCAGCTGAAACAAATACACTAACTAAGTCAGCACTAGATCTACTTAAATCCGTAGCAGACGGTGGCGTGCCTGCGATGATGACTAACAACCTACGTAAAATTGCGATAGATAATGGCATTAAAGACATCACACCTGCATGGACACCTAACCAAGTTATTGAAGCACTACAAACTAAATTAGACGCAGCACCTGCCGCACCAACAATTAAAATCAATAAAGCTCCTGAAGTTCTTAAACAAGAACCTGAACTAACCCCAGAAGAAATCACTGCGGCAAACGCGCCTAAAAAACAAACTAAATATGACTACTCAGGTATAACTCCGTTATTAAATCAAGCTCTTAAAGAAGGTATTATCTCAAATGAGAACTTTCAACAAGCTCAAAAGATGATGGAGAATGATACATTTAGTCCTCTTGAGATTGCTGCACAACTAGAGAATGCACAAAAACAACGAGAAGCTGGTGTAACGGGTACAGGTAAAAAAGTATTACCTCCTGAACAACAAAAAGTAGCTAATGCTTGGAATAACTTTAGTAAGCGAGTTAAGTTTGACGAATTAGTTGACCAAGATCAAGCTGTAATTACAGACGCGTTTAACAATGGAAAACTTGATAGAGACTTAGTAGACGAAATTATTCAAGATAGTGGATACTATGACTACTCTAAAAAAGATGCTGCTAAAGATATGAGTATTGTTAATACTATGGAAGAGCATGTAGATATTCACGATGCAGTTAAAGGTTCAAAAACATTAGGCCAAGCATTAAAAAACGTTTTAGATAAGCATCCTAATATGTTATTACCTGCACAATCGAAGTTAATCAATCGATTACTCAATGTTAGAAAAGCAGTTAATGCTAAGTTTAATCATAACCCAACTAAGTCTTCGCCTCTAACTACAGATGATAGAGTAGCAGTAGGTCACTATACTCAAAACGCTCACGAAGTTACTCTATGGCAAGAGGGTGGACTAAAAACACTACTCCATGAAGCAGTGCATGCAGCTGCAATAACAGAGATGTATAACCATATTGTTAAATCAGCTAAACGTAGTGGCAATAACTATATTAAAGATGCTAGAGGTAGATTGATATGGGAGCATAAGGTTAAAAATAATAGCCCTATTGGTAAACAACTTTTTGCTATATTTAACGCAGCGAAAGAAGCAGCAGCAAAAGAAAAAAGAGAATACTACGGACTCACTAATATAGATGAGTTTATTGCTGAGACATTCTCAGATCCTATGTTCCAACTATTCTTAACAAGACAGCCAAGTGTTTCTAATAAACCAGGCTCTAACTTATTACAAGACTTCTTAAATGCAATTAGAGAGATGTTAGGTGTACCTCCAAATCAAAAAACTATGTTTGATGACGTTGTTAATTTATCACCAACTTTATTTAAAGGTAAGCAAAATGTATTAGATAAAGCGATAGATGCATTGTCAGGTACAGAATATAACATGGTATATAAAGGCGGTGTTGATCCAACTGGCGCTAGAAATATACTTAGTTCTATTGGTCAAACAGTTAAAGATTTGCCTGCATATAACTCAACCATTGCTAAAGAAGTACGTAATGCAACCTCTCTACTACCAGATAATATGAAAGCATTAGCTTTATCCTTCATGTCATTACCTCAAAAAGTAGAGTTATTTGCGGATAGATTACCTGTATTAAAAGACATGCTTAAAATACTTGAATTGCGTGGGGCTAGAGTTGAAGAGCTTCATAAAGAAGTAGAAAACATGACGTTTAACGGTATTGAGACAATTAAGAAATTTAGTCCTGAAGTTGTTGCTAAGTTTAATAAGATTGGTTCAGAGTTATCTGCTAGAAAAATTGATCCTAGATTAACTGAGTCACAACAAACTAATTGGGACGAACAACTTATTAGAGCTTGGAAAAACTTACCAGAAGAATTAACAAGCGATAAAATTATAGGTGAAAAAACAGTTTCAAGAATAGTTGATGGCGTTGAAGTTAAAGTTAAACTACCTGTACGTAAAGGTTTAGCATACCAAATAGCAGATAGGTATGAAGAGTATCGTCACCAAATTATAGATAACGTTGAAAGAGTTGCTGGTGGTAATATGGCGGCTGATCTTCGTAAACGCTTTGAGAAAAACAAAATATCATTCTACTTACCATTAAGACGTAAAGGTAACTATCGTTTAGCTTATTTTGATAAGTTTGGTAAAGAAAGAACTATTGAACATTTTGAAACCCCTGCTGAATTAGAAAGGGCAAAAGAAAAAGCTCTTAAAGCTGGAGCTACTAAAGTTGAATCCTCATTAATAACTAGACAAGTTAATTATAAAGAAACACCACCATTAGGTTTTGTTAAAGAAATTATTGATACATTAGATAAGAGCATTGAAGCATCACCAGAAAAAGATGATCTTATTAACGAAATATATAAAATGTATCTAAATTTATTTCCTGATGATTCTATTCGCCAACAAATGCAAGAACGTCAAGGTATCCCAGGTTATATTGAAGATATTGTAGGTGGCTTTGCTGATACTGGATCACGTCTATCTTTACAACTATCTAACTTAGAATATAAACCTCAACTTGATGCTGCATTTAAAACATTAGATGAACAACAAAGAGAATTTATTAACGGTAATCCAGACAAAAACATACCTCCACATGATGACTTAAAAGAAAATGCCATGGTGTCTCAAGTAGTACAGGATATGAATGGACAAAGAAAGTTTATTGAAAACCCTGTAGCTGATTCGATATCTGCTCAATTAAGTTGGGTAAGTTATATTTGGAACATTGCAGGTAATGTATCTTCAGCTATTATCAACTTAACACAGGTTCCTATGGTAGTTATGCCAATGTTAGGTGGGGAATATACATGGAATGAAGCTTATGATGCATTAAGCACTGCCTATAAAATGTATTTCAAAGGTGGTTTATTCAATGATAATAATAGAAACTTCTTACCTGATCATACCTTTGGCGCTAACTTAAAACCAGGTGATAAACACTATAAACTCTATCATGCTGCGCTAGGTCGTTCTACTATACGTCGTGGTATTGGTTACGAACTTAATGAGTTAAGACAAAAATCAGCGGAAGATTTTACCGGAACTAAAGCTAAGATTTATACTAGCCTAGGTTGGATATTCCAAAACTCTGAACGTATGAATAGAGAAGTAACTCTGATTGCTGCTTATGATTTAGAAATGGCTAGGTTAGCTAAGAAAGGTATTACAGGTGAGAAAGCTGTAGATGCTGCGATTGAAAAAGCTATTGAAACAACTACCCGTGCACACTCTCATGCATTATCAGAAGCTGGTCCTAAGATGTTCCAAAACGGTATAGGTAAGGTAGCATTTACTTTTAAACGTTTTGCCCAAGCACAGATTTATAATATGGCTAGATTATTCTATGTAGCTACACGAAATATGCCAACTAAAGAACGTGAAATTGCACGTAAACAATTTTTAGGTATTTTGGGTATGACGTATGTATTCTCAGGTCTACAAGGCTTACCAGTTTATGGTGCGCTTAATATGTTATCTTCAGCTATCGCAGGTATGTTTGGTGATGACGATGAACCATATGACTTTGACGAAGAAGTCCGTGAGATTTTTGGTGACATTGGATACAAAGGCCCACTCAATAAACTTTTAAATATTGATATAGCAGCAAGAACAGGTTTCAATGGCATGGTATTCCACGACGATCCACGTCGTTTAGCTGAGGTTGGATTTGGTCCATACTTTATAGAACACTTCTTTGGTCCTGCATATCAAACATTAGCAGTTAATCCTACCCGTGCAGCTAAATTATGGGATGAAGGCCAGACTGAAAGAGCAATTGAAACCTTGATGCCATCGGCACTTAAAAACATGATGAAAGGTTTTAGATTTGCAACTGAAGGTGCAACTACAACTAATGGTGTTAAAATAATTGATGATCCTAATGCACTTAATAATCTATTACAGATATTTGGTTTTACTAATGCAGATTTGTCAGAAGCTTATACTCGTGCAAGTTCATTAAAAAAATATGAAAAGCATATATTAAATCGTAGAACTCATTTATTAGATACGTATTATCTAGCTAAATCAAACGGTGATACAGAAATGATGAATAAAATTAGAGATGACATGCGTACCTATAGTTCTAAAGTACCAGTAGGCATAAAAATTACTGAAGATACTATTTCAAGATCTGTTAGAGGTCACAAAGAAAGAGAAAAACAAGCTAAAGATGGCGTTGTTATTAGTAAGAAACTAAAGAATCAAGCCGTGGAAGAAGCGGGAGCTTAGTTACTTAATTCGCCAAGCTCTCACCCCGAGACATCCATCTTTCTGCGTTACAAAAGATCTAACAATAACTCCTGCACGTTTAGCCCCACAATCTAAAGCATAGATCATAGGTGAAGGCTTCAGCGTAGGGATAAAAAAACTATCCCCCACCAACATCGATTCGAATGGAAATAACCATTCAGGTTCTTTTTGATTATCCAATTTTAATATCATCAGGTAATGTAGTTAAGTCAATACGATAAACACGTGTTGCGGCTTTGCTTACATCTTTCCAACTTGCATACATGCGTTTAGTTATATCTCTACCTGCTTCAACTTTAATACCTAGTGCATTAATTTGGAATAAGAACTCTTTAGTGCTAATAAGCATTTCGTTGAGATACTTATCAAACTCTGTTTTAGATATCCACATTGTATTAATATCATTTTCAACACGAATAGAGAATGCAGTTCTAGGTTCCATAACCATCTTATTATCTTTGAATGCTAAAATGCCTGTATGGTTCTTATTCACGTAGTCTGACAAGATTGATTCATAGTTAATGCTATTGACTTTAACTACGTTATCACGGATTGCAATCATCTCACCAACGATGCGAGCATAAACTCTTTCAAGATCAAACTCTGTAATACCAGCTTTATTTGCTATTTCACCTGCAGTCATACTAGCTGCTACGATGTTCTCATAGAAACGATATGCTGTGTCTTGTCCAAAATCTTTCTCAAATCTTAAACACCACTTAATAATATTTCTACTAACTTCTTCTTCACCTTCACGGTAAACTGCTTTGATAAATTCAGGACCAGCCCAACCATAGTTAAATCTAAAACTATCAAATATGTCACGACCTGCCGATGCATCATCTTTAAACACTGCTGGTTTTCTAATTGATAACTCAATCAATCGAGCTACCTCACCATTAGGGTCTTTCTTCAATGTAGATAACCTGTCATATAAAGAATGATTAGAAGTAAATATAGCTATCAAGGATGCTGACATCTCATGGTCTCGTTCTGCATTCACTGAAGCTTGCATACGGATCTTTGATTTACCTTGTGATATTTTGTGCAACAACTGTGATAATGTTTTAGGTAACATATTACCTACTTCGTCTAGACCAAATGGAATATTATGTAAACCTAAGTAACGACCTGTCATACCATTTTCTGTTGCATCTAGAATAGATAAGTCTTTAGGATTACCCCATACGCTAAGAGCACTATACAACGCACCTGTCTTAGCCGCACCGGATTCACCTGTTAAACACATAGTCACACCTGATGTAGATGTGTAGTCCATAAGCACTGAACCCATACCTGCCAACATAGTAAAAGCATGAAGCTCTAAACTAGGTGTATTTAATTTATTCGCCGCTATTTTCCAATCGCCATACGTACCAGCTGTAGCTAAGTGTTTAGCTATGCCTCGGCATAAAGGTGATGTTGGAGATGATACTGCATTGCCATCTCGTGTATATTCGCTTGCACCGATCACAAATGATTCTCTGTTAGGAGTCCACCCCATTTGCATTCTCATTACTTCTGCTGAACCTTTATTCATTAGATATTGCCCCCATTTAATTATGTATCCCATCAAATATCCTACCTCCTTACTGCCAGGATTAGATAACACACCCATACTTGCCATAATCTCTTTAAACTTTTCCATCGCATACACGTGTTTTAAAGGCAAAAGAAATTCGCGTTCAGGGTCGTTAGGTAACATGGCTTTCATTAATAAACATTCACCATCAGACACACTAAAGATTCGTTTAGTAGGATATATATCATACGTCGAAACAATAATGGGTTGTCTGGGAATTGGATTTTTATTTTCATCTAGTTCTTCAGGCATCATAAAATAAATGCCTCCGTTCTTACCATACACATAGGGCTGTAATTCTTGTGGTAGCCCATTTAATCTTGTTGATACTTTAAAAGGGTCAACCGTAGACATCTGCGCTTGCGGAATATATTCTATGATAGTCTCAACAACCGATTCAGATAATTGTAATTCATTACTAATACCTAGTGGATTAGCTGGTCTAATTACCCCTTTAAACTTACATCCATCACATCCGCCTGGATTAATTGAGTTAAACGTATCACAGCTATATGGACTTAGTTTAACTCCTTTAGGATAAGCTTTCTCAATTGTAGCTTTAACACTATATTCAGGATGATCTTCTGACATCAAATGAATCGCAGTGTCTGCATCAGAACAACTTACCGCAATAGATAAACCTGCTCTCCATACTGGCTCAGTTAAGTTCTTAGCATTCTCTAAGATAAACTTAATTTGATTACATCCTTCACCCTGTATACTCTTGATAGCTATGTCTGAAAACTTAGACTCATAGTTATCTAACTTCAACATCTTCTTTTGATCTTCACTAAGACCACGAGGTATGTTAGCTAATACATCTTCGTTAGCTTGTATAACTTCACCTAAGAAATCTTTAAACTGATCAAAACTATAAATAGGTATATCTTCGTCCAACATTTTTGTAGGACTTGGAGGATCAGTCTTTTGATTAAATGTATTAGGGCATCGTAGGATACGAGCCAAATCTGCTGTTACAACAGGATCTATATTTAGTCCATGTTTCAAACAAAAATCTTTAAACTTCTCTGCGTAAGGTTTCCACTCTGCTGCAGGTACATCATGATCAAATATCCAGTATGCGTGAACACCACCACCTGAATCAATCCTCACTGGAGGAGGCAATTCATTATCTTGTACAAACTTTGATAACGCATTTAATGCAGTATCTTTAGACTCATAACCTTTACCTTCGCCTACATCTAAATCAACAAAGAAAGATCTAACATACTCAGCTTCATCAGCTTTTCTGCTATACCCCTTGAATGAACTTAGTGCTACGAAAATATTAGTCTTAGCATCTTTTTTAGATTCTACGAAGTCTTCTAACTCATCTATAGACTCTACAAATTTATGTTTAGTTATCTTAGTTTGTGGGTCAATTGTAGCTACACAATATACCCCGGTAGATGGCAATGCTTTTTTATAAAATTCTGTTCTCATATTGCATTCGCTTTCTATTTTTTTAGACAACACTACCCCGCCACAATAAATTGTGTTTTTTGAAATTTACTACGGGGTATTCCTATTCTACTACTTTTTTATACTTTGTCGATACGTACCGCACTTAAATATTCTTTAGCAAAATTAATATCAGGTGCAGGTAATATACCTTTATCTAACGCGAAGTTTACATGTTCAATAAACTTTGCTATCCGTTGATAATTTTTATCTCTAACGTATTGACCTCTGAACCAACTATGTATAGACATGCGAGATACATTGAATGCTTCTGCAACGTATGTCGTAGGAAGATTTGCTTTTACACAAACCTTTCCTAGTTGAACGCCTATCCTTGTCGGGTCAGCTCTATTTAAACCTAACTTAAACTCTTCACTATATGGTCTTGCCATACTATTCTCCTTATGACTTCGCGCCCCACTTATTAATAATGCTACTTACATCATTAACTTTAGTGGGTTGTGGTTGTGGAGAAGACTCTCTTAACACAGGTTCAGCTACTGCTTCAGATACTTGTTCAGCAGGTTGTGCCGTTGGTGTGCTAAGTGTAGGTTGTAAAACATGAACCTCTTCTTCAGGAGCTTGATATACACGTAACTCGATGTAACTCTTAGCTTCTTCAGTTTGGCCAAGTTCTCTTAACTGATCTTGCATTTGTGGTGGCACTGCGCCATTAGGTTTAAATAAAACTCTAGGGTGTTGTACCGCTGTATCAAATTGCATCTTAGTGACTACCACTTCATTGTTAATACCAGCTGCTGCTAAGAATTGCATGTATGGTCTGAATGGACGCTTATCTTCAACGCCTTCACCAAAGCAAGACTTAGATGGTAATGTCAACTGAATAAGTTCTGTTGGATTACTTGGTAATGCAATCGCAGTTCTCCATGCTAACTTACATGACGGTTGTGCGCCTCTGATACTATGAGGACATTGATCACACTTAGGTGCTTGTGGATTCTTTACATCTTTATCAGGCGTTCTAGAATCACTTGACCAACATAAAATTTTTGATTTCTTTGTAGGGTCATAGCTACCATCATAAAAAGTTCTTGAAGCATTAGGAGCCATACGAACAAAAATAACATCCATACTACGTTCATCAACTTTAGCTACTTCTTTACCATTAACCATCTTACGAAATACACCGCCTTCGATAGACAACCTTTTATTATTGGATCTACCTGCAACGGCCAACATGTCTGAGTTAAGTCCTTGTGGGGACGCTAATGACATTTGTTGTAACTGTGCTATTAAATCTGTACTCATAACTTTCTCCTTATTAAGATGCTCTTCTAACTGTTGCTCTATATTCTCTAATTGAACTAATGCCTGGAGGCAATCCTTCACCTTCGTGGTTAGTCATAAACTCTTTAAAATTACTTTGATGAAGCTTTTGCGATAGTAATTCTAATGCACCTTCTTGCAAAACAAATTGTTTAAATTCGTCCCAATTACCACAAGTATAATTTTCTTTTATGGTTCTTGTAACAGTGCCCACACTAGTACGAACACTATCAGCACCTACCTTATCGCATTCATCAAGTAAAACAATTTCAATTTGCTTTAACTCTTCTTCTAACTGACCACTTTTTAATTGATACTCGGTGTACAGTTTACTCTTTGCATCCCTTATAGTCAAATATACTTTTACTAATTCGTCGAGCTTAGGGTTTTCATGTAATTGTTCTTCACTCATTTCTTAAATCTCCTTCGTTGGTTTTCTAATTGATCTAACTCGTATAACACTTCAAATAATATAATTACTATAAATCCTATCCACCACTTATATGAAGCATGAAAGTTATATAGCAAAAACGCTGCCATAAAATTATTTAATATCACAGCTCCAATTCCTCTCTATAAAGATCTACTAGTTTAGTGTGTAAATCTACTTTGCCTTGCAACATCTTATACATTTTTCTTTCTACCTCTGAACCTTGTAAGTGAACGACTGTCATTTTATTAACCTGACCTACACGATCCATACGAGCAATACATTGTAGGTATGTTTCGACTGACATCACAGGAGACCAAAAGACAACTGTGTCCGCTCTAGTTAATGTCACACCATGTGATGCTGACTGTGGTTGAATAATTAACACACGTGGGTCATCCATAGATTGAAATTGATTAATAATACTTGCACGTTGGGTTGCTGATACACTGCCCTGTATAACTTGGTTATTAATACCTTTATCAGTTAAGTATCTTGTTAGTAGTTCTATAGTGTGTCTAAATGGCACAAAGATAATAATCTTATTCTCTGTTTCTTCTATAACTTCCATCAATGCATTAAGGCGTGGTGTAACATCAAACTCTAATACTTCTTTTGTATCTGTATAAACTGCACCACCTGATATTTGTAATAACTTATTAAGACCAGCCGCAGCGTTCACTGCACTAATCTGTGTACCAGCTGCTTCAATCATCATCTGATCTTTTAATTGTCTATAATATTTTTGTACTTGCGGAGTTAATGGTATGTCTCGTGTTTGATACATGACATCAGGTAAGTCAAGACACTCATCTTTAGCGAAGCGAATAGCAGGTTGTAATACTTTGAATACTTCATGACGTGCGTTAGTTTTAGGTACCCATTTAAAACGTGTCACTTGTTGCATAACTTTATCACGCCAAGCCATAGCAAATTTAGGTACGTTCTGCGGACACACAAGTTTAGCTAGGCCGTATGCATCGACAGGAGATTGTGAAGCCGGTGTGCCTGTCATCATCCATAACCTTGTTTCAGGTTTAAGTATTTTAGCTAGAGTTTTCCATCTCGTAGTGCTTGGTGTTTTATACGCGTTAGCTTCGTCAATAATAATTAAATCAAATTTACCTGCTCTAATTTCATCAGCAACAATTCTAACACCGTCATAATTAATAATAACAAACTCATACCCACCATTAATAATCTTTGCACGTTTTTTAGAATCGCCATGTGCAACTGCAACTGAACGGTGCATAGCTGTATTTAGAATATCTGTTTGCCATGCTGAGAACATAATAGATAAAGGACAAATAACTAATGCTCTTTTAACTTCGCCTAACGACATAAGATAATCAGTCGCCCAAATAACTGAAGAAGTTTTACCTGTACCAGCTTCGTTAAAACAAAATGCTCTTTGATGTACTGTCAAGAACTCTGCGGTGACTTTTTGGTGATCAAAGGGTTTATATAAACCGGGGTATTCGTAGTCACGTTTGATAGGTGATGGCAAGGTTTCTTTTAAATTAATTATCTGGTTGAGTCTAACCATTTCTGGTATACCCCAATACACTAACATTTCTGCAAGGTTATCTCTATACTGAAGTACTTCAGACTTAGGTATATGTTTAGTGATATGTGGAGCAATATGCTCTGACACTGTAATTTTTACTGCTTGATTTTGTATGATTTCCATATGTGTAACTATATATTAGCTACATAATGTATGTCAAGTACTATTTTACTATTTCTTTTTACGTTCTTTTTTGCTAGTTTCTGATACTAAGTTATGTTTAGAATCTCTTTTAAAAGATCTATTCTTCTTAGTGGGTTGAATAAAGTAACCATCCTTGTTTGAACCACCTTTGTCAAGCGCTTTCTTATGGGATACATCTTTACCCTCACGGATATCTGCCTCACCATTACCATTCTTATCAGGATATTTCTTATCAATTGCACGGCGAGCACGTTGACGTTCCATACGCTTCTTATGTTCAAGCGGGGAATCTTTATAGATAGGTCTAGGTTTATTTACGAAAGGCATACGCTATTATACATTAACCTCTATGATAGTCACAAGTTTTTACTGGACAATATCCACATAAGGGCGTAGGGTTACACGGCCATACATTCGTTTCAAATGCTTTGTCAAGCCTAGTTAAAGGCCCTTCAAATTTACCCCATGACTTCTCTATATCTTCCCGTTTATATTCTTCTGTAATAAAACTATTGTGCATCACAAATAGTAATCCGGCTTTAATCTTATTAACCTGTGGGAAGTGTGCAAAAGTCATAAGAGACATCAAGCGTAATTGCTTAGCATCAGGATACTTATTACTTCCGGTTTTATAGTCAACAATGAAAGCATAGTCATTATCAACAATAAGCAAGTCAACAATGCCACGTACCCAACGATCAGGATTATCAAACGCACAGGGCGTTTTGTCGTGACCCAAAGCCATCTGATACTCCGGATACTTTTGGCCAGGTATGGCAATAAGCTCATCAACTACTCCTTTAAATCTTATATAGTTTAACGCTAATTCTTTACCATCTTTTACATAGTCTTCTAAAGCTTTATGCACTTCTGTTCCGTAGATCATCTTCTCTGACGGTATGACTACAAAGTTCTGAGCCACACGTATCTCATAGTATTTCTTAGGACACTTAATAAACTCATTTAAAGCCGAGTAAGACCATGTATACTTAGCCATCTGTATCCTCAAATTTATTACGTTTCTTTATATTTTCTATAGCGGGTATAACTTGTAAATTTTCAGGTATGTGAAGGCCTGATACATTTTTTCCTTGAAGTGGAATGATATGGTCTACGTGCCATGACATGCCTGTGCTTTTAGTTAAACTACTTGCCAACATATACAATGCTTTTATTTGTTTTTTATTATTTTCAGTTAACCATGCGGGTAATCTATGTTTTTTTGCTAAGTTTCTTTTAGCATTTAATGCGTTAGCGTGGCCTCTATTTTTATCATACCATTGTTTTTGGTACTCTGATTCTTTTTCTTTATTACGGTAGTAATATGCTCTTCTCCATGCTTTTATTGCTTCTTTATTTTTTTCGTAACGTTTTTTACTACGTAATCTATCACCAATTCTTTTTTCTTCAAGAGACAACGGCATTTTATTAGGCTTACTTTTTAATAACTTCGCCCGTCGATTTATCAAGTTCGTACTCTGCAAGTTTAGGCTCTTCTTTTTTCTTCCTAAAAATTAAATCAAAGTTTTTTTCAAACTGCTCATTGTTTGGTTTAGATTGTAACCAATCCCCTGTTATATCATTTTGTGCTGTTTTTTTCATGTTCTTTTACCTCATTAACTAATTCTTCAAATGATAACGCATCTAAGTCTTCTTCAAACTCAATACTTAATATGTATCTTGTTGTTTCAAAATTATATACTGTGTGATTTACTTGTGTATTAAATAAATAGTAGGTCATGGGTTTATATTTAAGTTCTTCAATATCAAATACTGTGCCATGTTTATCAGGAGCAAATGCACATATACTTCTATCAAAAGGAGTTAACAACATATTGATACCAACACCTCGTCTAGTATCAGTGTGCCAATCGTAACAAACATACGGATCTAATTTAAGAATACCTGCTATGAAGTTATGTTTAGTTAATAGCCATGCAAAGAATCTATCTTTAAATAGAAGATCAGGTGGTACTAGTTTAGCTTTAAAATTATAGTAATCCATCCATTCGCTAGGTTGCATAGCAAAGTCTAACAACTCAGATGATATTGTAGATTTTCTTTCTACTTCATAGTAACAATCAGCAGTCGCCATAACTTTCTCCATAATGTGCTTCACAAGCGACGGGTAGCCCACTCGCCCAACCAGGAGGCGTTGACATAATGTCTACGATGAAGTCATTAGCTAACTTGACTTCGGGTGTTGGAACTACGCAGACTACCGCATCGTGAACAGTTAACACAGGACGATACTTCTTACTTACTTCTAACATTTGCTCACCCACAATAATACGGGCAAGCGCTTGAACTACATTCTCTACTACTGATCCGCCCCATATAGATACCATACCTCTACGAGACTTATAAACAAATTTAGACTTAGCTTCTGATACATCCCATGTAAGACCGGGATACTGAATATAAAGTCCGTTGGGTAGTTTAATACCTTTTGGTGTAACTAATAAAGATTCATTACCTAAGTAATATGGTTTCTTATCTTTAGGCCATGATGCCATGTCTTGTAACGCGTCGTCACAATCACTCCACAACTTAATAACTTTATCATTAACTTCGCGATAAACTCTAACAAGATTCCTACATTCTTGCTCAGTAAGAATAGCCCCCGGCGGTGATGTCTTTAATGTATGTTGTAGCTTAGCCCATCCTGTACCATAGCCTAGGCCTAACGTACATGTCTTACCTACAAATCGTTCTGTCGCATCAGCTTTAGTAATTGGTCTAGCATATACTTTAGATGCAAACTCTGAGTAAACATCTCGTCCTTCCTTATACCACTGCACAATATCATCTTGTCCACTCAACCAAACTAATACACGCGCTTCAATCTGTGAAGAGTCGCAGTTAATTACTTGATGACCTTCAGGGGCTACGACTGCGTTCTTTAATGCTTTCTTTTTCTTATCTCTGGATGGTAAATTCTGGAAGTTAACCTTATCTGCTCCCGCCCAACGTCCTGTATGAGCGCCATAATATTTTAACGGAATAGGTAGTTTACCTTTGTTACGTGCACCAATACCAATAAACCTTTCAATGCGTGCCTCTTCCATGGTTGATTTAGTACCCAACCGAACGCGACATAGTTCTTGAATAAATAAATCTTCGTGTTCAGTCAGTTCAATAAAGCCATTGTCGTTTTTAGCTAAGGCAAACGTAGGGTTTCCCGTTGCAGGACTTGTCTTCATTGGTACTTCTACGCCTAACTCGGTTAAGAGTTCTGCAAATTGTTTATTGGATGCTAACTTGGCTCTGACACATTCTTCTGAGTCACATTCTAATCGCTTCATTAAACCCTGTAACATCAAAGCTTTTTCTTCTCTTATTTCCTCAACTCTTTCTTGTAGTAATGCATCGTCAACCTCTAAGACAGGCTCGGTATACATGCGTAACGTCATATCAATTAATTTGATTTCATTCTCAGGATAATCTTGTGCGAGGATTTGGAATAGTTTATACGTAAGTTCAACATCGTTGATACAATAATTTCCATATTGTAATAACTCATCTTCACTAAAATTTTCTAAGCGTTTGCCTTTGGCCTGAACTACTTCTGTGCCTTTAGCACCTAGTTCATATCGTTCGACTAACGATGCAAGACTTCCACCGGCATCGATTCCGTGTATTGCCCTAGCCATGCTGAGTGTGTCGAGGTAGAGATGTGGGATGATATTAAAACGGAAAGACAATATACCACCATCGAACTGAGTATTATGACAGAGAAGCGCGGAGTTCTTCCAATCAATCTTCTCAAATTCATTCTTGATCTCTTGATGTGTGCCTGTAACCCACTTCGTAACACCACTATCAATCTTAATACCAACACCGATGACTTGGAATCTTTCATCTTTAATATATTCCTCCGTTGTAATTCCGGATAAACTAAAACCTACATCGTAGTAGGTCTCAAAATCTAGTGTGACTAGTTGCATGTATTTCCCTTAATAAATTAATGCTATCTTATGCAAACGACAGATAGCGGTGCCGTCAATTTATCTAACTCTTACTGAAGGAGTTAGACCACTTGCATTGTGGCGGAGTTACTACCTTGTGCAATCGACAGGTAATGTGCCGTCCTATAATCCGACTTCGAGGAGGGAAGTCGCCCACTTGCACTATGGGTTTGTATTGGTGAGCTACTCGCGGTTATATAATTGCAAAAATACCATCACGAATTTATACATATAAATAAAGTGCTTTCGCTCATTAACTTATTTCTTGTGCCTTTCATGTTCGTTTCTACATTCTACTGAACACCAACGTCTTGTATCTTTTACAAGGTTACTACACCATAAACATTTGCCTGTATCATTAATTGGTGTTTCTGCCTGTGCATGTGCATTAGCTATTGCTACATCTACAATCTTTTGCGCGTATTCATTTGCTACATCTATATCGTCATCCAAAGAAAAATCTCCGCTTGTTCCTGTATTAGCTACAGGCTTATATATTAATTTGCTTAATCTCATTTTCTTTGCGGACTTTGAATCCGTTTATTCCCTTAAATTTCCTTGCCATCATCCATTTTTTAGATTTATTCATAGGCGGTGGCAGTGATATTAAACCTTTACTTCGTAAATACTTTGCTCGTCTTTCATTTGTAATACATGCAGTATAAATTTCTTTTCTATATGCAGTAGGATTTTTAGTTATGTAGTCATTAATCCTTTTTGCCATTTTCATGTCATCTAGCAATGTATACATTAAAACAAACACTCCTCATAGTCATTTGTATCGAAAGGTTTAGGTTTCTCTACAATTAGTTTAATGACTCTAACACAAGGATTATTATTTGTAAACCATTTTGCTTCCTTGACAGACCATCTAAATTTGCGTATGACTTCTCCATCATCATCTATCGTAGCATAGGTAAAAGGCATAGGCTCATGCATATTGTCCACTCCAATATATATCCAATACAAATTATCATTGTTGCTACAACGATACCATCTGTGACTGCTTGTAGTTTATCAGAGACCGTTATTTGCATCGACTAATCTCTTTGTTGATTCTTTATAACTTTTGACTCCATCTAAACGTTCAGCTTTAGTGTCGTCTTTGTATAGGGGTGTTAGAACGATGTTATGTCGTTTAGTAGGAAGATCTCTAAACCAAGAAAGTTCTTTGGGGCGAGTCATCATGAGGGATGACCATATTAAATTACCCTGACTATCATATTCTTCTAATGCCCATGCATATGGGACTTTATCTACTTGCATATTTTCTCTCCTCGTGTTTATAAAATATTAACTGTGACCATTGAACGATAGGCTTCATTCTACTCCAAGATTTAGGTTTTTGTATAGTTGTATCATGAAAACTTATAGCACCATACGAGTAATCATATTCTTTTCCATGTAGTATCCGGTATGCTAAGTCCATATATTCTCGACCTATTACCGAAGGAGGTTGTTTATATCCGTACCATGAAAACTGATAAGGCCTTCTCATTTCATAACATATTTGTTTCTTATCAAAGTCTGCTCTTCGATACAAGACATATCCTACGGCGATTTGAGCGGGTCTTGGTTGTGTAGAGCTTTCCATAAAAATGGTAGTAGCTAAGCAAAGTAATGCTTGATCAATCATGTTGACCTCCTTTTAAATGAGCGAAAGGTTTTGATACCTGTTCCCTCACTCGAATGAGTTTATTTTTTGATTTGAGTTATATACTTGTTGAGTTCCACCGCATACCAAACGATCTTACCTGAGTCCTCTACGGGATCACCTTTAAGACCTATACGGCTTGTGTATTTGAGAATGTTGCCTCTGAGATAGCCAATGTATTCATCCGGCGACATCTTGGCTTTGATGTAGTCGATTGTTTCGATACCCCCGCTTGTGTAGTGTGGTGGGTGGTTTACCATATCTGTTGTAATCGGTGTTGCGCCTGCGCCTTGTGTCATTATAGTCCTTTCATAATGGTCAGCAATTCGTTTATATTACCCTCATTTATCACCAAAGCCAAGCCCTGATTGTCTTTGATGAGTTTCATGTTGTGTTTTTGCAACAAAGTAGGTTCATTGTTTCCACTCTTACATTCAATACCAATGAAGTGTCCTTTGTAGCATACGATGATATCAGGCACTCCTGACCTACCATATCCCGCAGTCATAGGGGAAAAGTGATAGGCCTTGAGGTCGTCTAATATCTTCTTAACTTGTTTCTTTACTTTGCCTTCCGGTGTCATCACGTTCCTTTCGGTCAATACCCTTTGTTATCTTTTGTGCGTATGCTATCGCGTCCTCTAACGCACTATCTTCGAAGTAGCATTGTTCGTTTATAACATCATCGAGTGTTCTATCCATTAGTCATCACACCTTCCACCAATACATGCTCGACCAATGATCTCGTCTTCTAGGTCGTTGTATGCGTCAGCTTGAACAAGGTGATCTGCATGTTTCTTTTGTCTATCGAATAGACTATGAGTTGTTTCTAGCACCGAACACTTGACAACCAAGCCCTTCTCACGCATTGGCTCGGCGATAATGGTTGCGATGTGATCACTTGGTTCTACACCCCATGTCTCTACTTGTTTTAAATATGCATCATCCATGGATACTTCTACTACTACGCTAAACTTGGTCATGCTTTCCTCCTAGTGTATTGTGGGTTTAAAATTTAGATGATCTAAGAACGCTTGAGCGTTTGCCTTGGCCGTATCTACTTCTTGCTCGGTTAAACTTAGTGCAATGTTCTCAGCTAACTCTGTCATCTCATATACTCTATCTACATCTTCTTCCATAACACCCATGATGAGTGCTTTGGTTAACTTCTCTACATCTTCATTAACCTCTTCCATTATCTTCCTCCTAACCAAAAGCCGACAAGTAGTCCTACACCTACCCACACACTTGCCTCAATTAGATTGATTTGTTTTAAATTTACCCATGCTTCACCACCTAACAATCTTCGTGTTTCTTTCTCTTGTTTGGCTCGTTCTTTGTTAAAGCGAGTGAGTATGCCGTTGCGTCTTTTTTTTGCTAACTTTCTCATGCGTTGGTAGTCGTGTTCCAAGTCTTTTAAGTCAACCTTGTCTCTCATGTATATCTTTTGTTTCATCGGTTCTTCCATGTTCTACTCCCTATATTTAGAATTAACTTCGGTATACATCTCGGCAATAGTTTCATCGTCAAAGGCCTCGTTATCAAACTTAGACTTCGGGTATCGACTTACTAAATACTCGTCTACAAATTGTCTCATCTCGGTAATGCTTGGTGCTCTCATATCGATACTCATACTGCCTCCTTAATCTTCAAATGTTGTTTTATAATCTCGTTCAATTTCTTCATCGGGGTAGTTATTAAAACCTTTAAAGCCGTGTCTCCACACAAATTCAAACTCTTGTGAAGTCATGTTTTCTAATGCCCATTCGGTTTCGTATTTAATAAGTGCCTCTCTCTTTTCATCGATACTCATTTATATATCCTCCCTATGCCGTTTAAAATACCCTCTACTTCTTTGGGTTCAAATACTTTCTTATCGAAAGCAAACTTTGTTTTCCTACCATTACCATGCTTCACATATCCACTTACCATAATCTCTTCAACTATTATTTCTTTCTTCTTCTCAGTAGTCATAACTCTTATGTTCCTCTTCTCTTTCTTTGTTTAATAAGTATTGCTCGGTCTCACTCATAGGTGGGTCGTATACTTTACCTTGTGATTCTTCTTCTGTAAAGTCTTCATAATATCCTTCGATGTTTAGTATGCGACAGATGTCGTTATAAGTAGCAACCCCGCTACCTGACATGCGTTGACAATCCCAACCCAAGTCTAATACTAGGTTTGTTAGCTTTCTATCTAGTGCCTTGGCCTCGTCTTTCAATGTAGCTATCTCGTTTGTCGCGCTTTCATACAACTCTTTATAGTCCATCATGTTCTTTTCCTTTTCTTTCCAACACGCGTCACATAAAATATCAAACTCAATATCATTTACATCTCGCATTGAGCCATAGACATCTACCTTGCCACACCCATAACAAACATCTTTCATTTCGTCACTCATGTTGTCACCTTTCTATTTTTAATTCGTTCGTCCCACCATTCATCTTCTGCCTCCCATAAATCTGTATGGTAATCTCTAAACCAATTGTCAAAAGTAGTTCCGTCTTCTATAACATTGATGAGCATATCCCCATTACCAATAAAACAATTTTCTATTGCCCATGCACTAAACTCGTCCATAAAGTATTCTTGTGGGTCTGTCTTGCCTAACATATAACCTTTGTATTTTTGTTTTAGTTCTTCAGTCATCATTTTTTATCTCCTTGTCTGATACTGCTCTCTTGGCTCTGAACCATGTTTGTGTTAAGGCGATACGCTTTGCCTCTAGTTCTGTGCGTGGTGTTTTCAAGTGGTCGTAGTTCCCACTAAAGAAATTGTTTTTATAAATCTTCCTCCAATCAGCTATCATCTGCTTTCCCTCCTAATGATTATGGCTTCTATCGCATCACGAAAATAAATATCACCCATACCATAACTTGTATTATTTATCCTCCAATTAATTTCTTTTACTAATCCTATTAACTTTTCTGTCGACCAATACTTATACTTTTTCATTTTTTTCCTCCTCTGCTCGTTCTTCTTCTATCCCTGTTAAGTAGTCATCTACATATTCTGCTAGGTGTTCGGGAAAATCTACCTCTTCAGTCTTTCCATCTTCCCATTCAATATCCATTACTAATTTCCATGATGTTATTCTTTTCATTTATTTATCTCCATATTTTTATAGCAATTAATCCATCTTGCCTGTGCTTCATTTGCAATTTGTAGCATGAGTATCAGATACTTAAACCCTTCAACTCCCTCAATCTCATCTGCCTCTTGCATTGCCTCTAATACTTTATTAAAAATCTCATCTGACCTACTCATCATCGTCCTCCTCTGTTGATAATAATGCACTCATAATTTCATAGCCCAACTCGGTGAGCCTGTCTTTTATATTGTCTTCATTGTCCTCTAGCCATTCTTCGCATCGTGGCAAAGTCCAACTTGGTTTTAAATAGTGAACATCTTCTGCCCTCCATGTCACACTCGCATAGTTTTCGCCTACCCAAATCTTTTCACCCTCTTTTAATAAACTCATACTACCTCCTTAAAGAATGCGTTGTTGTTAATTGCCTTGACAATCATTGGCTCGTTCTCTACAAGTTCTTCTGTGCTACCATATTCAACTTCACTATCATCTATCTCATGGGTTATATACCATGCGTCATGCTCTTTCCAATACTGAATCCTTTTCGTTGACCTAAACCCACCATTTAAACGCATGACAAACTCGTTGTATGGGTCTTCATTACAATGTTGCTTTAGTTCTTCTATGTTGTTAATCGCTATCATTTTGTATCCTCCTCGTTATACTCTTTTCCGTTTAATAAATCTTCATAGCTTAAATCTTGTTCATACGCATTAAGACACGCACCACATAATTTATCTTCCATATGTTTACTTTTTTCTTTTATGTAGTCTGCGTTATATCCACACCAATTACATGCACTCATACACCCTCCTCGTAAGTATCAATTTCAACATCGTCATATCCGTCCTCTAGGTATTCGTTCTTGATTGCGACTGCGTGTTGATAGGTTAGGTGTGTATGTTCCTCGCAACCCCCGACCCATACCGAGTAATTACCTAGTGGCAATACTTTATGATTGTCTTTGTGTTCGGTGTATATCTCTCGTGTGACTCGGTCTATTTCGTTAAATAAGTTCATAGTGCCTCCTCAAAAAAAAGTTCATACTGCTCTTTTACTTCTTCGTCTGACATCTCGTCATAACCTATGATGCCCCCTACAAATACATCAGCAAGTTCACGAAGATCAAAATTATCAACCCTATATTCTACTAACTTTTCAATCATATCTTCCCTATTCATATTGCCTCCACTTGAATTAAACTTGATTTAACTTTTAAAAAGTCTTGGTATGAGATCATGACTTCTTGGCGACCTTTTCTTAATATGTCGTAGTCTTCCCATATTTCAGACGCTTTAAACCCTTGCATTAAGTAATATGCTCTTGCTTCTGCCATACAAGCCCATGACTTGATATGAATTTGTTTATAAGGTGATTTCATACTGCCTCCTCTTCATCTATTAAAAACCTTACCCACCTAGCACCTTCGAAAATCTCTACAACCTCGTAGTCTAGGTCTGCCTTGTCTAATGCTTTATATAGTTCTTGCGGTGTCATACTCGTGCCTCCTTGATTTTGTCATTTAGTTTCACAATCTTTTTAAAGATGCGATTGATGTTTGCACATTCGGGTAGTTCTTGGGGTATGTTGGTTTCGCAATAGTCCACCAATGTCCAATATAAAAAGTCTAGTTCTTTTTCAGATAAGGTTTTCATACTGCCTCCATTTGTTTTTGAAGTTCTACTTCGTTTCTGTATGTTTCTACCTCGTTTATATATTGTTGTATGTCGGTTGCTATAAAGTTAGGCAAGTCTGCCACGTTTAACTCTTCTGTTATGCCATCACTTCGTTCCATCACTACATACCATTTTTTTACTTTCATCTTGTGCCTCCGTTTAAGTTTGATATATCGCTTTGTGTTTCGCGATGTGTTTACTATCCTCTTCTTTTTAAAGTATGTCAACTATTATTTTACTAATTATATTTTAGTAGGGTTTTCTTGGCGACCTCGTAATTGATTCGGTTCGGTCTCGGTCTGTCGCCGTTTTTTGTGGTTTTGCCTATTTGTTGCCACTCATTTCTGTGTTTTGCGTGGTTTTTCGTTGTAAGTCCTTGATTATATTCATGTTGCCATTGTTGCCACTTGGTCACTTTACAAATGGCTACGAAATACTAGGTTTTGAGAAAAGGGAAATGCTTGTAAGTGCTTGTTTTATATATATATAATATATTATATTATTATTATTAATGCTTATTTTTTGTGCATGTTGCCATGTTGCCACTAAAAAAAGAGTATGAATGGGTTGTAAAATGCACTTGCTCGGTGTGACGAATCCCTACCAAGTTTTCCAAGTTTTACCCCCCATGTCCTGTTTTTTTAGTGGCAACATGGCAACAAATCAATAAAATCAAGCACTTACGCAAAAAAAGTGGCAACAAACCAAGTTTTACATGGCAACAACCTAGTAAAATCAAGCACTTACATTGTCACCTTGTGGCAACATCTAGAATAACTCGGTTGGACTTGGTGAAACCCAAATGAGCGCATGGCAATGATACCTGTTCCCTACCCCTCGCCGGTCGATCCCCCCTAAATTGAATACCTGACTAATTTTGTCAACTACTAAAAATACAAAAAGCCCTCCGAAGAGGGCTTGGCTAGGTGTTACCGGATAGGGCTTAGTGGGCTTTGTAACTAACATTGGTTACTGTATTATCCCAGCATGCTCGGCATGAACCGCATTTACCGCCTTGACTAGGTGCTACGCATTTAAACCCTGTTAACTCGGTTTGATCGTGTACCGTAGAGGTTAAGATATTGGCATAGCCCTTCAAGCTTAGCGGTAACTTAGCGGGGGCGTCGATCATCATGGCCGAAAGTCGTATAACTAAGTTAACCGGAACTGACTCGGTTTTAAGATAGTCTTTTACAATGTCATACTCGCGCGTGGGTAGCCAAAATGTGGTATTTACTAGGTGGCGCGCAATGGTAGCTATTTTTGCTAGGTGGTCAACGCTTTGAAGGTCACCTGAATCATGCCAACGAAAAAAGGGCTTATTACCTATCAACTTGATCATGGACTCAACCCATAACGGGCTTGTGATAGATTCAAGGCGTTTATACTGAGCCGGTTGTATAGTCTTAGCATACCTTTTATAATTACCTTTTAACGCGTAGCAACCTTCGCATACTGAACCCTTCACGTTAACTAGCTTTGATCCTGTAATGCATGCTTGAGCCGGTAATGAATAGCTATCGGAAGGCATTTTCTTAGTTTTTGTAACTGAGCCCGCTAACTCTTGAGCTTGTTTTCTAGTGTAAATTTGAATTGTTTGCATATAGCATCCTTTTTATTATAAGAGTTTTAATCATACCTTAATTAATTGAGTTTGTAAAGTAACGGGATTGAAACCAAAATGAGCGAATGGCACTGATACCTGTTCCCTCCCAAAGGAAGGCCTAGGCCTCCCTCGTTGTAAAATCTAGAACCTTCTGAGCTAATGCACCAGCTTTCAAAATATTCTTAGAATCGTTTTTTAATACTTCTAACCAGCTTGCAATGTAATTGGCATGTTGTAACTGGCCGTCAATTTTTAAATGCGCGCATAGCATGGCCGAACCTAATTCTGCAACTAGCTCTTCAAAGGCATAAGCTTGGTTCCCGAATCGTTTACCGAATGAACGATTCAATCGTGACTCGTGACCAGTCCAGTGTGCTAACTCGTGCAAGGCCGTTGCATAATAATCTGCAGTAGATTTGAATTGATTCTTTTCTGGTAACTGAATTGCATCAATTGAGGGCGCATAGAATGCGCGACTGCCTCCGAATGAAATCTTAGCTTTTTGATTATTGATAAAAGCCTCGCATGATTCAATGGTTTCAATCTCGGTGCGCTCTTCATTCGATGCTGGCAATTCAAGGCCTTCAATCTGATCTGCATTAAATACAGTATAAGTTTTTAGCATGGGTATTTTTTTAATCTCATCTGAAGCGCTGTCTTTTACTTCCAGCGGACTGAAATATACAACTTGAATACCCTTAGCACCTTTTTTAACTTGCGCATCTACACTCTGCGCTTGCTTATATGTGCACCAGTAATTAGTGCCAGCTGGCATCATAGATAACTGAATGAAATTAATGCCGTTGTAATAACGTTTAGCGACTGGGTTATATGGTGCATCGATGCCGTTGCTATGCCATGGTTTTACCCAAGGCGCAGTGCCAGCCTCTAACTGTTTAATAATTGAATCAGTAATTGTTTGAGCTATACTCATGATAAATACTCCCTGTTAATTAAATGAATGTTGCATGATTAAAATACTATACTTTAGATTAAATGTAAAGCTTTATTTTACTAATTGAAGCGCGCCAAATACAAAATGAGCGCATGGCCTTGATACCTGTTCCCTCCCCTAAAAAAGGGGGAGCTAAGCTCCCTCCTTGTTGAATTGGTCCGCCAAGTCCGAACCTGATATATTCTTGATCCAGCCCCAGCCACTCCAAGTATTTGGAGCCACGCGGTGCTTCTCAAGTGATACCATGTTTTCTCCCCAGCTTATCTCGAACTGGACGTGGCCTCGACTGAGGCCCCTTTTAATTGCTTGGATGACTTGGTTCTTACTTGGTTTACGTCCATCAAAATAATGATCGTAGATCATGATTGTTTCTCCTTCAGTTGGTTAAGATAAAACTGAGTGATCCTAGCTGGAAGCACGTGTTCTTTTTGACATGCATCACAGCATTTACCACCGTCCGCGACAGGCCACGGATTGTGGCCCCAGTCGTTATCGCTCATTTCTAATTCACATATCACGCATTGTTTCATAGTGGCACCTCGTTGTTTAATGTTCTGTTAGCTAAGAGCCAAGCTTCAAGATCCTCGAAGGCCTTCAGCATTCCCTTCTTACTAGTTGGATAAAATACACCTGTCTTCTGTTCGATGACTCCTAACATGTTCTTCGGTGTGTACATCCTGTTAGCTTTTAACCCAGTCTTCAGGTAGAGCTTCATAGCTGAATGGATCACTGTCATGCGATACATCTCGATACTGTGTGGCGTTGTGAATGATTGAATTGTCATACTATATTCTCCTTAGATTAAAAGAGGGGACCGAAGTCCCCAGTTGGTTTACTTGGTGCGCTCTACTCGAGCAATGAAGTCAGCCCAAGCTTCCTTATAGCTTTCATAGTAATGGCCCCAGGTTGTGGACTCATTGTTACCTGGATCATAAGCCCAAGTGACATACGGATGAAGATCATGATCCCGTCGTGCTAACACGATACCCTCGTTACCTGGGCCCTCGAAGAACGCAACCACTTGCGCGCCGTTGTGTAACATTGTATTTAATTGCATTGCTTTCATGTATTTCTCCTTATAGGTTGATTATAATATCGCGGTCAGTTGCGATTCATTTAGGATACCGAATCTATGATAATAGTCAAGTAAAACGTTACATTTAGATCTAAAAAAGGTAAAAAAGGCAATATGGTCAGCTGGCCGGACCCACTGTACCCCCACCCCCCAAAAATTTTAAAAGGAATTATTATTTCTCTCTTACACTTAGACTTACTCAAATAACCTATATAAATTTGAAATATACGAAACACCCCCCGGTGCTTAAATAATAGGCACATCAAAAAAATATTTTGCAAAAAAATTGCGGGAGTTTAGTTAGTAAACTTAGATTGCTTTAGGATCGAAGTTATAGAGCTCGGAGTAGACGTTTTTAATACGAAGGAATTTTTGACCATGTAAATGGAAGTCATCGTCGCCTCGAACATAGAGAGCTAGGTGTACCATTTCGTGAAGCAAAGTTTGAAAGATAGTTGTGAAGTGCCCACATGCATTAGAACTAATTTGTATTTCCATTTCTTCTTCGTCAAAACAACCATATATATCTGGGTTCTTAATGACTTTGAATTTAACTTTGTTTGACTTAGGCATAGGGAGTTTATTAAAGGGTGGCATTTGACATGCCATGTTGTACAGGATCTCTAAGTTCTTTTTAGTGAGCGTAGTTTTCATGACGAAAGACCAGGTATAGGCCACATAACAACCCACCAGAGCATAATAGCTGCAATACCAATTGTGAATAAGTCTTTCATAGGGTTATTATACTAAAATATACTTGCAAAGACACTAAAATATCTATATATTACTTGGATTGCTGCAAAAAATAACCTAAGGTGTAATCAGCGACACATGATAGACGTAAATACCCAAGAAAATCAAGAAGATACAGTAGATTTTAATGCAATCCTCATGCCGTATATTGAGGAAAACGTACCCATACCCAAGAATTCTAAAGAAGCACTGCCAGAAATGACGTCGGAGGACGAAGTTTTGCTACGTGCACAAACAATTAAAGAAATTAGTGATATAACAGGCGAACAAATTGCACCAGACGCAAAAGACATGCATGATGCAGAGAAACTTGCAAAAGACATGGTAGAAAACCCAGCTAAAAAACAAGATTACAGCATATACCCTAATACAACCATAGCATTTTTAGCAGGCATGGTAGGCTCGATGAACCACATGATCGTAAAAGACCTAGCTGATTTAAAGTTATACGTGGTAAATAAATTAGTTGATATTGTAGAGAATTCAGACAACCCAAAAGAACAAATTACAGCACTAAGATCAATTGGTGAAGTCGATGGTGTCGATGCATTTAAGAAGAAGACAGAAGTTACACACAAAATTGAGACGATGGAAGAAGTTGAAAAAGAACTTCTCGCGATGCTTAGTGAACTAAAACAAAAAGCATTATTAAAAGCGCCAGCTGAAACGATAGACGCAGAAGTTATAGAAGATGACAGAGACGAAACCGAAACTAACGATAACTAGGAAAGAGATTGAGGAACTAGAGTCCCTTTTTCAAGTAGCAGACCCAAAGGACAAAGTTAAACTTCAAAGACTTCTTAAAGCTTATAAAGTTAAGGCTGTTGAGAAGTCAGGCAAAGAAACATTTTTAGATTTTATACAACATGTGTACCCAGGGTACATCATAGGAGCGCATCATAGACATTTGGCACAAATCTTTGAAGACATTGCTAACGGAAAAAAGAAACGCGTTATCGTCAATATTGCACCAAGACATGGGAAATCTGAGCTTATCTCTTACTTGGCGCCAGCGTGGTTTCTGGGTAAGTACCCACATAAAAAGGTCATTATGGCATCTCACACAGCTGATCTTGCAGTTAATTTTGGCCGTCGTGTCCGTAACTTGGTTGGCAGTGACAACTATAAAGACATATTTCCGCAAGTAGAGTTACAAGCTGACTCGAAGAGTGCGTCACGTTGGGGTACTAATTTTAATGGTGAGTATTTTGCTATTGGTGTAGGCGGTGCTCTAGCAGGACGTGGTGCTGACTTATTTATTATTGATGACCCACACTCAGAGCAAGATGCTAAGTTAGGTAGATCAGACGTCTTTTTACCAGCATGGGAATGGTTTCAATCAGGTCCTATACAACGTCTTATGCCAGGTGGATCTATCATCGTAGTGATGACTAGGTGGTCTAAGTTAGACTTGACTGGACAGATCGTTAACCAGATGGTTAAACAAGAGGGCGTAGATGAGTGGGAAGTTGTTGAGTTCCCTGCTATTATACAAGACAAAGAGGGTAATGAAAAAAGTCTTTGGCCTGAGTTTTGGCCACTAGAAGAATTACAGGCAAAAAAGGCAGCGCTAGATGTACGGTACTGGAATGCCCAATACTTGCAAAACCCTGTGTCAGAAGAGGGTGCCTTACTTAAAAGAGAGTGGTGGAAGATATGGGAAGCCGAAGATCCGCCAAACTGTGAATTCACTATTATGTCATTAGACGCGGCTCAAGAAACAAATAACCGAGCAGACTATAATTCTCTTACGACTTGGGGTGTATTTTTTAACGAAGAAACCAATAACTATAATATAATACTACTAAATGCTATTAAGGAAAGATTAGAGTTCCCTGAGTTAAAAGAGTTAGTACTTCGTGAGTACAAGGAATGGGAACCCGATGCATTCATAGTAGAGAAGAAATCTAACGGTGCAGCCCTATATCAAGAAATGAGAAGAATGGGTATCCCGCTAGGAGAATTTACACCTGGAAAAGGGCAAGATAAAATATCTAGGGTTAACTCGGTGGCAGATCTCTTTAGATCTGGTATAGTATGGGCTCCGGATAAACGTTGGGCGCATGAGTTAGTTGAAGAATGTAATGACTTTCCAAGCGGTTCGCACGATGACCAAGTGGACTCAACCACTATGGCGTTAATGAGATTTAGACAAGGTGGGTTCATTAGATTACCTAGTGATGAACCTGAAGATATTCAGGGGTTTAGAAGTTCTAGAAACAAGTTGTATTTAGTATGATTGTTTATGCAACAAAGCGTGGTGTGTTTGGTAAGTTGTTATTGAGAAGATGGTTTCAATTGCGCAGGTCAGATAAGAATGCAAGGCGCGACATGAACATACATAGATATAGACGCCAATGGTTTTGGAATGAAGATAGATGGAATCAACGACACGGAATAAAAGGATAAATTATGGCAATAGAAAAAGGATTATATCAAGCACCTATGGGCATGGATAACGAACCTACCATGGAAGATGCAGCACTTGCAATCGAAATCGAGAATCCAGACTCTGTCACACTAGATGATGGCAGCATGGAGATTACTATTACTCCAGGTAAAGAACAAGATGATGAGTTTAATGATAACTTAGCAGAAGACATGGATGAAGGTCAGTTGACTGAGTTGTCAGGTGATTTGATTGGTGAATACGATGCTGATGTTAATTCAAGAAAAGATTGGCTAACTACATATGTTGATGGTTTAGAATTATTAGGTCTTAAAGTAGAAGACAGAACAGAGCCATGGCCAGGTGCATGTAATGTGTACCATCCACTCATGACTGAAGCACTCGTTAAGTTCCAAGCAGAAACAATGATGGAAACATTTCCAGCTGCAGGTCCAGTCAAAACACAAATCGTTGGTAAACAAACAAAAGATAAAGAAGAAGCAGCAGAACGAGTTAAAGAAGACATGAACTATCAGTTAACTGATTGTATGCCTGAGTATCGTCCTGAGCATGAAAGAATGTTATGGGGTCTAGGCTTAGCTGGTAATGCGTTTAAGAAAGTTTACTACGATCCTAACTTAGAACGTCAAGTGTCGATGTATGTTCCAGCAGAAGATATTGTAGTTCCATATGGTGCGTCATCATTAGAAATGGCAGAACGTGTGACTCATGTCATGCGTAAGACTAAGAATGAGCTACGTAAACTTATGGTAGCTGGTTTCTACAAAGATGTAGATTTAGGTGAGCCATTTTTAGATGTAGATGAAGCAGAGAAAAAGATTGCTGAAAAGATGGGGTTCAATCCATCAGAAGATGACCGCTATAAAATTCTTGAGATGCATGTTAATTTAGATTTAGAAAATGGCGATAATGAAGATGGTATAGCATTACCATACATTGTAACTATTGAAAAAGGTACAGGCACTATTTTAGCTATTCGTCGTAACTGGAACCCAGATGATGACAAGAAATTAAAACGTAATCACTTCGTACATTATGGTTACATACCAGGTTTTGGATTCTACTGCTTTGGTTTAATCCACTTGATTGGAGCGTTTGCTAAGTCAGGCACAATGATTTTACGACAACTCGTTGATGCAGGAACATTGAGCAACCTACCAGGGGGGATGAAATCCCGCGGTCTCCGCATTAAAGGCGACGACACCCCCATTGCTCCTGGTGAATGGAGAGACGTAGATGTACCATCAGGTGCGATACGCGATAACATTTTACCGTTACCTTATAAAGAGCCATCACAAGTTCTTAACCAACTGATGAATCAAATTATTGAAGAAGGTAGAAGATTTGCATCAGCTGCGGATATGAAAGTATCTGATATGAGTGCTAACTCACCAGTAGGAACTACGTTAGCTATATTAGAAAGAACTCTCAAAGTAATGTCAGCAGTTCAAGCGCGTATTCACTATGCAATGAAACAAGAGTTTAAATTATTAGCAGGTATTATTCGTGATTACACTCCTGAAGAATATTCATACGAACCAGAAATCGGTAGTCGTCGTGCTAAACAATCTGATTATGATTGCTGTGAAGTTATTCCAGTAAGTGATCCAAATGCAGCAACCATGTCTCAAAAGGTTGTACAGTATCAAGCAGTGATGCAAATGGCTCAAGCTAGCCCACAAATTTATGATCAAGTAGAATTAAATAAACAAATGCTTGAAGTATTAGGCGTTAAGAATATTGGTAAGCTTATCCCAAGTGCGGAAGATCAAAAACCAAAAGATCCTGTATCAGAAAATATGGCGATTATTAATGGTAAACCAGTTAAAGCATTTATTTATCAGGATCATCAAGCTCATATTCAGGTACACATGGCTGCAATGCAAGACCCTAAAATCATGCAAATGATTGGTCAAAACCCACAAGCTCAGATGATTCAAGCTGCAGCTATGGCACATATTAATGAACACATTGCGTTTGAATATAGAAAACAATTAGAAGAACAATTAGGAGTACCACTACCTACACCTGATGAAACACTTCCTGAAGATGTTGAAGTTGAATTGTCTAGATTAACTGCAGCCGCAGCACAAAAACTATTAGCTAAAGATCAAGCAGAAGCTCAGCAGCAGCAAGCTCAGCAACAGCAACAAGATCCGTTAATTCAAATGCAACAACAAGAGCTTCAAATTAAGCAACAAGAATCACAAGCTAAAGCACAAAAAATGATGGCTGACGTTCAGTTAGAACAACAAAAATTCCAAATGGAACAAGAACGTGAAGCTCAACGTACAGCATTAGAACAACAAAAACTTGAGTTAGAAAAGATGAAAATTGATTCTCACGAAAGATTAGAAGGTGCCAAATTAGGTGCTCAAGCTACTCAGCATAAACAAAAAGAAGAATCTGATAAAGTTCTTCAAGGTATTAAAATAGGTATGGACGCTGAATTTAAGAAAAAAGAATTTCAGTTAAAAGAAAAGGAACAGAATAAACAACCACAGGAGTAATACATCATGGATCAAACGCTAGAGCTATTATTGTCTCGAATAGAGGATCAGCGCAAAACAGTTTTAAATAATTTAGGAGACGGAGCAGCAAAAGATTTTGCTTCGTACCAAAATATGGCCGGATATATACGAGGTTTATCCGTAGCTGAAAGTTTAATTAAAGATCTCGCACAAAGAATGGAGACATACGACGATGAGTGACATACTCACAATGAATAAGAATTTGGTAGATGCAGATGGTCGACCAATTGTTGTTCCAAAGCTTGAAGATGTAGATGCAGAAGATATACCGATTGAAGAACGTGGTTTACAGTTACCTGAGCCTAAAGGATACAAGATACTTTGTGCAATTCCTGACGCCGCAGAAACTTATCAAGGTGGTATTGTAAAAGCAGATTCAACTAGAACTATAGAAGAACATTCAACTGTAGTTTTATTTGTAGTAAAGGTAGGTGATTTAGCATATAAAGATGTAGCAAGATTTCCTACAGGTCCATGGTGTAAAGAGGGTGATTTTGTTCTAACACGTGCATACGCAGGTACTAGATTTAAAAT